AAGATAAAGCTACTACCAGTAAATCCATTCTGCATAGAGAAATTAATATATCCTTCTATACTTTTGGTCTTCTTCTTAAACTCTTTGGGCATCATCTCCCATATAGCAGCTTGTTGTACCTTTACAGATGTATCAGCATTTTGCGAAAAGCATACAACATGACCATCATTGTTCTTGGTAACTGCTTCCATTACTATCTTTGCACACCCGGTTGTCTTACCAGATCTGTTACCCCCAAGGACTAATACCTCATTTGTATTATACAAACCATCTCTGATTCTAGTCCAACCATTTAACTCAAACCCCAAATTCAATGGGTCTTCTACTGCCCACTTGATCCTATCTTCATATACTCTATGTAAATGCTCTAATGTAGCCCTATCATTCTCTAGTAACCAAACAATCTCTTCATCGCTTGGTGGGGTCATCATGGGGTGCTTGGTAAATCTAATCTCCATCGTCTTCTTCTAACTCCTCATCATCCCATATGATATCTAGGATATCCATCTTACCCTCCATATCTTGTTTGGTTTCATTGACCAACATCTTACCTACCTTGTAATTAGTATAATCATAAAATAAATCACCATCATCATCTAGAACTATAAACATATAGTTCGGAAAATGTTCCCCAAGATTCCCTCGAATCTTGTCAAATAAATCATCGTAATCGCTATCAATCATCTACCTCTACCACAGTACCCTTTACTCGCTTCATTTTCTCAATTCGCTTCTTTGCGGCATTGAGAGTTTCTTCATAGTCTTCTTGTGTGTAGACCTTTCGGTCTTCTGTGATCTGTGTGGCTTCTCCCCTAGCAGTTAGGGCTTCTCTGATTGAGTTAGCTTTTGCTATAGAAAGCTCCTTGAGGTCTCTGAATGTTGGTTCTAGCTCCCCACTCTCCATTCTGGTTCGGACTTGTTCTATCAAATCCTCTTCCAGGCTACTCATGTTCATATAGTTTTTGGCGGCAATATGACCAGATAGTTCTTTGAACTTACCCAAATGGTCAGCATAATCTGTTAGTACACTTATGATAGTCTCCCTATCATACCCATACTTTCTTATAAGTCTTGTCTGACTTGTGCCTGTGGAATAAAGATAGATAATATTCGCCACCTTCTCAGGGGCATACCGACTTAGGCTCTTAACCTTCATGGCTTCCTTCTCATCTGCTACCTTAGATATAGATTTCTGTATCTCTTTAAATAGCTCCTCTTTTTCCATATTTCAGATATTGATATTATTTTACTTGACAGTCAATGTTATAATTAATAAATCTTAATGGGGTATACATAATGATGTCTCTTGATCATCATGGGTGTTAGTTTAGGATTTACTCTCTCCCCTAGAGAGAGTGTACTTAAGTATACAAATAAATAGGTAAAAAAAGAGGACTACCATTTCTGATAGTCCCCTAAAACCCATTAACTACACAGTTGGAATCGCCCAACTGCATAGCCCATCATTCATATTAATCACCCCTTGTCAAGCCCTATGAGTGAGGAATTTTTTTAGACCCCACTTTATGATATACATCTAACCACCGAGCCGGGTGCCTCACCCGCCCCCGCCCGCTGGCGACAAGATAAGAAGATCGCCTCGGAACACCGATAAATAAGGGGATTCCCGCTTGCCAGCCATGGTCCTGGGTGTCGCTGGGTGGTTGCCAGCTAGGTCTGGTAGGATCCAGGGTCCTTAGCCGCAATTCAAAACCTCGGCTTCCCTTGAGTGGGAAATTTATTTCGTTAAAATCAAATGGGATTTCGGTCTGAATCTTGGGTCAAAATCTCGGTGCAGATCATGGGCTGATATCGGTGGGCTAAGTTTGGGAAGAGTGTCCTTATTTCGTGGGATGGATTTGGGTCGGATTCCCTCAAAATATTTCCAGAAAAAAAAGTTACATTTAGACTCGACAAACTTCTGATTTATCTATTTTACAGAAAAGCATCGGAACAATTCAGTTCTTACTAACTAAAATTCTTATGAAAATTAAACTAAAATCAAATCACACCGAGGAAGAAAAAATCCTCGCCTCAAGCCCTTGGATTAAATCCGAAGGTCTTTTGCCTCACAGAATCGTCCTTCGCCTAACTGGTAAGGCTCACAAAGCAAAATATAACGATGAAACAATCGTTGAATTTGTGATTCATACCGAGGTTCAAAACGATGTCGCCCATGGATATGATTCAACTTATTTTACCCAAGGTGATTACACTTATTCAGTCCGAGATGCTTGGGCAATCTTTTGTGAGAGATCAAATGATCTAATGGAAAAGGCTCACAAGAATCCTAATTCATACAAACTTGCAGATGCAGAAGAGTTGGAGGTGTCCAATGTCTAAAATTACACAGAGTCAAAGAAAGGCTTGGGCTAACCAAGAGCAGACATTCATTGAAGATGCTTTCGAGATCGCCTTCGGTGACAATGCAATCTATAAGGATTATTCCTTTGAAGAGGTGCTAAAGCGATTAAGGGATTTCAGTAAGAAAGCCTATGCTTTTGACGAAGAGATGCAATTAAAGGAACTACAAGAGAAGCTAGAAGCAGAGAGAAGGGGGGTGTCCAATGTCTAAGCCTTACAATGGATTCCCATCTTGGAACAGTTGGAACTCAAACTTGTGGTTAAACAACGATGAGTTCCTTTATAGACTCGCACAAGGTGTATACGAAGAAAACAAGGGCAAAAGGATTGAGGTCATTGCCCACAAAATAAAGAAGCATCTTGAGCTTTTTGGGATGCTTAAAACCCAAGATGGGGGAACTCATACCATACGAAGCTTAAAGATATGGTTGGAAGATCAGATCGAGGAAGAAAGGGTGTGCAATGAGTGCTAACATCTTATTTATTGAAACCTACACCGAGACCGACTTCTTTAGGGGCAAGGTCTGGGTTTGCCAACCAAGGGATCGATTCGCAATTGGCTTCAACTATCTTGGGGGAGCAAGTGGGGACACAGAGAGCGAGGCGATCGGCAAATGTATGTCTAAATATAAGGACACTCATTATAAATTCCACAAAGTGCTTAGAAAGGGGCGACTCCCATGAGTAAAAAAATCTATCAAAAATGGATGCATAGGCAAGGGGATGTCCATGAGTTAGAGTCCGAACATATCAAAGAATCGACTGCGCAGAAGGCTTATGAAAAGAAGCAAAGAGATGTCGCCAAGAGATTCAAAGAAGGCGAGGTCAGACTCAGCTTCAGAACCTACCACAACTATGAGTATCTGATCAGCGAGAGGTGGTAAGAAAAGGGTCCTGGGTTCCACGAAAGTGGGACCCTTTTTTTGTGCCTACATTCCTTCTGGGAAGGTAAAGATGGCTTCATTCGGATTAGACCCTTGGCTGATATCGACACCCTCTTCTGTGACTTCCTCAATGAAATTAGGGAACTGATTCAAAACCTCAAAGTTTAACTTCCCTCTTCCAGTAGTCTGATCAAAATAGTTTGTTGTATCCATGTCGACGGGCTTACCTTTCTTGCCAAAAGGATTCTTGTACTTTAACTCCAGAGATGCATCATAGACTCTGCCTTGATCGAGGGCTTCAATAAAACTCGGCATCTTCTTGGGAACATTGCCACCCATATTGAAGAACATATCGGTCACAACTTTCCTAATGTCATAGTCATACTGATCAAATGGTTCGATTGCATTCCGAGCATACTTAATTCCTAACTCAATGTTATATCTAACTGCCCTCTTATTTAAATCCAAACTGATCGGTCGCTTGCCTGACAACATATCTTCAAAAGCATCTTCGCCAACTAGGTTAATCAAAAACTTAATGTTGTGGTCACCACCATACCTTGAGTCAATATTGATTCCATTGCCAATGGTCTTAACATATTTGTATTCATCTTTAGCTTTGTCATAAACCTTGTCTTCATAGACATAATAGTCTTTGCCATCTTTGCCCTTGCCTTCCTTCCACTTCACTTCATTCATAGTGTCCTGGATTAGTTGCTTGGTTTCTTTTTGGATTCGCTCCCGGTCGGCTAGTTCCTTTGACCGATTGTATACATATTCATTAGTAGTTGCCATAAGTATATTGTAACAAGCTAGTAAACACAGAATAAAAAAAGAGTTGACATAAGATTTCATGGTGTATACATAATGATGTTCCTTAATTAAGGACAAGTATTTTTTTTAAAAAAAATATATTACATAATAATTAATTACTTAAGTATACAAAACCTTATGAGTACACAAGAACAACTAATGCAGAGTGACACTCTGAACAACATAGCTATCCAAGCTATTCAAATGTTAAGCGATAAATATCACATCACAAAATGGAGTCCGAATCATTGCGCAGATATGTCTGAAGCTGGTGACTTAGAAATCTATTGGGGTGATGCTAAATTGTTTAAGATATTTATTGAACACCACAGAGGTGAGTGGGCTGATAGCCTTAACCCAAATTCATTACAAAGAGTAGCCCTCGATGTGTGGAAAACTGAAATGAAATTCTTAGATTCACTTGCCGAAATGCAAGACCAAGACTATGAGTTCTTCCGATCTGAATCAACTGTCAAAAGATTCGCCAATTGGTTAAAGCAATCTAATAGAAAGGTGGTAGCCAATGCCTAAAGAACACATAGTCCAAGAGGATTGTGACGACTGTGGTGGTGAGGGAACTTGGGACTCTACACCTTTCCCTAACTACATCAGTTGTGATTCATGTGATGGTCAGGGACACCACGATGTGGTGCTTACTGAGTTCCATGTTACAGAAACCTATGTCATCAAAGCTAGATCATTAGATGAAGCCAATGATATGGTGGCAAGAAATGAGTATGAGCATGGGGTAGATAAGTACGATAGTAAAGTTGAGCCAAACTTCTAATGAACGAAGAACTTAAACAAAATCTATTCGCTTGGTCGGTCATAATATTTATAGCCATATGTTGGTATCTTTGCCTTCAGACATAAATAGGTTTGACAACCTTTTCAAAGTGAGCCATAGGATTAGTCCATGGCTCATTTTTATGATTGCTCTAACCCCAAATCTCTGGAGCTAAAAGAAGAGATTACCACACCATCTCAAGCAACTAAAGCTGGGAAGCGAATCTATCCAAGTGTTACCACTATCATTGGTAGCACAATCAAAGACCCTTTCTTAGACTCAGTATGGAAACCACGATCCATGGTTGAGTTCGCCCGAATGGAAGAACATTGGGACAAAAGTTGGAAGGAACTAGAGCAACTCTGTTATGGAGAAAGAGAGTGTCCAGAGACCGGGGAGATGATTCCTTCGTCTGAGTTCGGCACAAGGGTCCACAACTGTGCAGAGAAATTATTAAATGCATATGTCCAGGGTGTATACTACGAAGAAGATGAATGGTATGATCCTTATGCCCAACCATTTATTGATTGGGTTGAAGAGATGGGTCACAAGGTGGTCGCAACTGAGTACATGATTTCAGATAACACAATCAAAACTTGTGGAAGTATTGATGCAGTTCTGCGAGGCAGCCACTCAAATGAATTGTTCCTCTGTGATTACAAATGCAGAAAGAGAAAACAGTTCTATGAAAAAGATTTGTGGCAACTAGCAATTGAATCAGAAATGATAAGAAAGAAAGGCAAGCTAGATTATTTACCTCAATGTATTTCAATTTGTATTGACATCAATACAAAGAAACACCATCACAAGGTATGGAGTGAAGATCAAGTTAAAGAAGCTATCCAAATTTTTAAATGGATGAGCAAACTTTATTGGAAGCTCCGAATGAAATAAATACTAACCCAAAAACTTATGAAAAACTATGTGGATACTACCAAAACAATTAATCACCTCTCACTCTGCACGGGTTATGAGGGAATCGGAACAGGACTCAGAAGAGTTCTGCCAACTCTGCGAGAAATCGCTTATGTGGAGATCGAAGCCTTCGCTATTGCGAACTTGGTTAACAAGATGGAAGAGGGGTGGCTTCACCCTTGCCCTATTTACACGAACCTTAAAACCTTCCCATACGAAAAGTTTTGTGGACAAATTGACATCATGTCATTTGGATTCCCATGCCAACCTTTCAGCTCTGCTGGTAAGAAGCGAGGTGTGGAAGATGAAAGACATTTGTTCCCCTACCTTGCCGAAGGAATCAGAGTCATGCAACCTCGAATTGTTCTCGCAGAAAATGTTCTCGGAATCCTCAGTTGCAAAACAGGAGAGGGAGAACCTGTTCTCCAATATGTCGGAAGAACATTGGAAGAAATGGGTTACACAGTTGAAATCGGAATATTCTCAGCGAGTGAAGTTGGCTTGCCCCACCAAAGAAAACGAGTCTTCATCTGTGGCATTTCCAACACCGAGATCGAGCGACTCAGAGGGTGGAAGAGTGGAGACGATTGTGACCAAGGATGGATTCAAGAGTCTTCGCAAGAAGAGCAATCAAATGTTTGGAGCAAAGCTCAGAGATGCAGTAGAGACAATGCACGAGAATCAAACCCAATGGAAGACACCAACTGCAACTCAAGTACAACGAACCAAGGAGGGCATGGAGAAGAGACTCAAAGAGAGAGCCAAGACCAACCGAGGGTACAACGAGGGATGCTTGGAGGAACAAGTTGTGATGAGGGAAGCATGGGCAACCCCAACTGTGATGGACGAACTGCCACCGAAGGATTACGAAGCGAGTCTTCGGCATGCTCAAGGAGTGAGGAAGGGCAGAACCAAGCCGAGCAATCTCAGGGAACAAGTGAACCCCGAATCAGTACAAGCCTACGAGGATGCGAAGAATTGGCCCACACCGACAGTAGCAGAAGCGGGCAAGATAAGTTGTCAGCCGAACTATGGACAGATAGGACTGAGCAATCATCCAGCGATACAAGGGACCCCGAACAGACCGAAGGGCGAGAAGGATCGCAAGAAGGAGTCATGGGCGACACCGACTGCGAGGGATTTCAAGGACTCTCCGAACGACAAGACGGGGAGGGATTATACTTTAGGCAAACAGGTCAATGGATGGTCGCCCAATCGCCAAGCAGACCCAACCACGAACAGTATCAATGGGAAGCCCCAAGAGTCATTACGAAAGGGTTATCTGAATCCGAATTGGGTGGAGCAACTGATGGACTTGCCGATAGGTTGGACCCAATGCTCAATCGAACCGATCGACTCAGACTCCTTGGGAATGGAGTAGTACCTGCTGTTGCTGCTAAAGCCTTTGCAACTTTAACATCTAAACTATTGAGTGAACAAATATGAAATCAGATACGAACATGCCGACATGCCAAAGGACTACTTGGGCAAGACTCGCAAATGGGCGAGGGACGAGAAGCAAGCGCTTAGTTTCTTGTGTACTAGCAAACCTAATCAACAAGGGCATTGTACTACTAAAAAAGGTGCGAGGCTTAAAATCATCTCTGTTAAATGTATATCCCAGCAAACAAAATCAAAGAGTACAGAAATGAAAACCATCCAGGACTCTGCCCTATTCTCCTTAGAGAATTAGAGAATCCTTGTGTTGACCACGATCATCGCCATGGAGAAATTCGTGGTGTGATTGATGGCAATGCTAACAATCTTATCGGTGTCATTGAAAGAAAGTATTATTCTTTTTGTAGTGGTGACCCCAAAGAATTACCCCATGTGTTGAGGCGCATAGCAGAATATCTAGAGAAGCCAAGGTCAGGACACTTACACCCAGTAGGACTCAATCAATTGCTTGCTAAGTTCAGAGGAAAGAACAAGGCAGAACAAGAGAAGTTACTTGGTTCATTTTATTTTTCTGATAAAGATAAAATTAATGCTTGCCACAATCAAAAAGATAGGTGTAAATACTATCGCACTTTACTAAAACAATTTTATGAAACAAAAACTGTTACAAATACAGAGCGAGTTGAATGCTCCTAAAACCCAATTCAACAAGTTCGGTAATTACTACTACCGAAACCACGAGGATCAATGTAATGCATTGAAACCTCTTTTAAAACAATACAACTGCACACTTATTATCTCTGATGAGGTAAATGAATTAGGTGGTGTATTATTCTGTGAAGCAACCGCAGCCTTGTACTGTACTGATACCAACAAACTTATTGGCGCATCAAAGGCACAAGCTGGGATTGACCCTAAAAAGAAGGGCATGGATATCTCAATGACATTCGGTGCTGCCTCAAGCTATGCTCGCAAGTATGCTTGTAATGCACTCTTCCTTTGTGATGATAACAAAGATGCTGATGCTACCCATAAGTTCAATGAGAAGCCTACCACACAAAAGTCCCCCGATGAAACCGAAGAGGAGGATTGGATTTAACCCACATATATATATATTATGTCTAAAGAATACGATAACACTAATGGGGGAGCATTGTTCCCCAACGACAAGAAAGAAAAACCTAATCAACCCGATTTCCGAGGGAACATCGATGTTGAAGGTAAAGAATACTGGATCAAAGGATGGAAGAAAACATCCAAGTCTGGCATGAAGTTTCTTTCTTTGGCTCTTACTGCAAAGGATGCCCCACAATCTGATAACAGAACTGAAGAGGACCCATTCTAATGCAACCTTGCCCATCAAATGTTACGAACCCCGATGACCTTGCTTATTACGATAAGGA